ACTTTGGCCATATGAAGTTTAGATGTTTCGGCTTGAGAAATAATTTCATCACAGTATTTTCTATCAAAATATCCATTAGAAATACAATGATTATTTTCTAAGTACATTATACAGCACCACTTGTAAATCTACGCCACTCTATGGCATTTTTTATAGTGTATGTTCTATTAACGACAACTCTTAATGTACGATCTAAAAAATCCACAACTGTAATTAAATAAACCACCTTTTGTGAAAGTCTTTGTATATCTTCATCTGCTTCTAAATATTTGTCAATATCTGTTCGCATAATTTTTAAATCAAAAGGTTTGGCTTGATACACACTAGGGTCGGCCTTACCAGTATAATATTCCCACTTATCACGTTTAATAGTTCTTAACTCATCTTCAGTACGTGTAAGAAGTAATTTAAACTTAGTATAATGTTTCATATACTTATTATGTAATTGTGGAGTTTTTAATGATTCTAAATCTAATTCAGTATCATTAATTTTAAGGTCTTTGTCTGCTTCTAATTGTAATTCTTCTAATGTCATATAAATTTTAAGGCTATTGTATATCTATCAAAGTTTCTAAAAGAAGTAGCTTTATGCAATAAAGATGCATCAAAAATAACTATTCTTCCATCATTTGGAATAATTGCTTTTATAGATTTTGTTTTTTTAATATAGAATTGTGTTTCTCCTCCTTCATCCAAATTGTAATTTATATTATATAAACTATAATATAAAACAGTGTATCCTTTTTTGTTATCGGTGTGAAAAAAAGGACTTTCATTTGGTTTAAATAAATTTACATACTTTCTATAAACCTTTAAATTTTTTAAAAGTTTATTTTTTTTTAATTTATTGTAAATAGTATTATAAGAGTAATTATCTTCTGAAAGTTCAGAAATAAATCCTGTAGGTTTTGTATCAGGTCTATCTCTTTCTCCGTAAGTATATTTTAAACTTGATACGTCTTTATAGATTTTTTCTTTTTCAGATAAAGAGAAAAAATTGTCATATATTTTAATCATATAATATAATCATATCACAAAACTATTTAAAAATCAAGTCTAGGTGGTAATCTTAGTTGTTGTTGATGCATTTATATTTGCAAAATTGTATATACTATATTTGAAAACAACGTCAACCGTTAGATAATTAACATCTGTGGCCTGTTGATTGTACTGTAATCCTCCTAAACTAATAGGAAATAAATCTTTAAATCTTACTTCTACCACAGGATTGTTCTTGTTTGTAAGTACCAATAGGGTTGCGTCGGACAATGCGGCCCCTTGTGATGGAGCAGGGTACCTTATTTTTCCTATCTCACTGCTAACAGAAGATTTACTTGTAGGAAATCTATCTTTACCTGCTTCTAATAATGTGTTATAATCTGAATATCCATCAGGAAATCCTAGACCAACTAACCAGCCGTGAATTTCTTGGTAGTTTTCTAAATTCTCATCTATGATAAAGGTCATTTGCAAGTCTTGATATTTAAGTTTTTCACCAGGATGAGGTATGTCTTTTAAAGGTGTTTGTTGTTCTACGTAGTTAATACTGATACCAGGAATATTAATAGCCGTACAAAAGTATTCTACTTTGGGTAACTTAACAATATTAAATTTAAACTGTGTAGGACTAGCATAGTCCAATTTTGTAGGTTGTCTTGAATATGAGTTTGTAACTGTCATATTAATATTTAGGCATAAAAAAAGGAGGGTTTTTTAGGCCCTCCTTTTTAATCATTTGTTCAAAGAACAAACTGATATTACATCAAGTTAATAACTTGAACTTTTCTGTAGTATCTGTTTGCGTTAGCAGAACCAGCACCATTGATAGCTGCGTTAGCGTCTGATGCGCCAATTTCAGCAAATGGATTTGCTTGGATTCCGTAACGTGTTTTGAAACCAATTTTTGGTTGGAACGAGTCTTGACCAACAGCTCTCACCATTTGTAGTGGAACGTATGGACAATAGAATATTCCGGCATCATACTGTGATGTACCTTTATATCCTACAACGAAGAATTGTTTAGCTGTATTTGCATTTGCAGAATACGGATCGATATAAACTTTATATCTACCATTTAGTATTCCAGCAAAAGTGTTACCAGTGTCATCAACATTTAAATTGTTGTTTAACGCTGGAGTGTAATCTAATACACCAGCCATTTGTAGAGCAGACGCAACATCTGAAGAAGTTATCAGAATGTTACCTTTTCCTCTACGTGTTCTTTGTGCGATTGTGTTTGCTTCTCTTTCAACTTGAAACATAAGACCTTTAAATCTTTCAACAGACCATCTACCGTTTGAGTCTGTATCTAAATCAAAGATACCTGCGTTTGTAGTTCCAGCAACAGCACCTTTTTCTGAATTGATGTAAATAGTTCTTACAACTTCTCTATTGATTTCCGCAAGGATTTCAGCAGATAGAATGTTTGCAAGTTCTGTTTCAGCATCTAAACCGTGGATTGCTTTTAAGTCTTGAGCAAGTTCCATAGTGTATTCAGCTTTAAGCGCTCTAGATTTAGCAGTTACAGTCGATTTCTCGATTGAAAATGCCATTTCAGCAAAGCTATTAGCAGAAGAATCACCTAGTGCTTCAGCAGCAGCAGTTGACATTCCTGTTCCAGTTGTATAAGTGCCAGCAGGGCTGTCATTTAACAATGCAGGATTTGTTCCTGAATCAGCAGTAGTTGAAAAACCACCTGTAGCTGAACCAGCTTTGTTTCTTCCAGAGTAATCAGTATCAGCAGCATCAAATAATGCTTCTGCGCTTGACGCCTGTGATTGATATTTTGCTCTCATAGCGAAGATCAGTCCAGTTGGACCAGTCATTGGCTGTACGCCAGCTATGTCGTATGCGATAAGATTTGGCATCGCTCTTCTTACTAAAGAAATTAAGATTGGATCCCAATTTTGTACGTAAGATGAATCAGTGCTGTTCGTTGGAGCAGCTTCTGACATAAATGCTCTATCTTCTCTTAGTGCTCTTTCTTGGTTTTCCAAGATAACAGCAGTAACCGCTCTTTTATAACTATCCGTAACTTTTGGGAGTTCTGGATGTTCAAGGACCGGTGCCCACTTTTTAACTAATTGTTCAGATAAGTACATATCTTTTTTATTCTCCCTTTATTTTTTAAGACCCAATTTAATGGTATCTTTTGTTTTTGTGATAGCGGCCGTGTAAGCAGTCATAGCGTTTGACAAATCTACGTGAGTAGTTTCGCCTTCGGCAACGTTATCTATTTCATTTTTAGATGAAATCTCTTTTGTTGAAAAGTAAGACTCTTTAATAGTTGTTACTTTTTTCTTAAACTCATCAGCATTAGAATATTCAATTTCTTCAGCTAACTTATTAAACTTTTCTTTATTAGTATCTGTCAAGTCTTTAGATACAGCATCTACTATATCTTGTCTTGTCAATTTACCAATTTCAGAATTTAATTTAACATTGTTCTCGATTTGCTCGTTCAATTTCTTGTTAAGCTCTTCGATTTTTGAAGCTTGATCTTCTAACACGTCATATTTTTCGTCAGGAACATTTATGTAATGATCTTCAAATAATTTTTTAAGACCAGTAATAAAGTCCTCAGCGATTTCACCCTTGATACCTCGCTCAACAGCAAGTTCGTTTGATTTCATCCATTCCTCAACAACGTAGTTTAGGTATGAATCTACTTTTTCAACGAGTTCTGCTTTTGTAGCATCAATATTTTCTTTAAGTTTTTTAGCGTAACCATCTTCGATTTTTTGTTTTTCTACTTTCAATTTTGATTTGATAGCAGCTTCAAAAATAGTTGCAGCTTTTGCTTTAAATTCTTCAGTTAATTTTTCATCTCCGATTAATGCTTTCACATCATCAGAAACGTCAATAACTTCTTCTTTTTCAGCTTCTTCCACTTTTAACGTTTCGCCTGGAGTTGCAACTTTAGTAACACCAGCTTCTGTGTCTGGTTTTTTACTAGCGTCAACATCTGCAGCTTTTGCGTTTTGTGCGTCAGAAACTTTTTTGTTATTTTTTGTAGCGTCAGGATTGCTGTCAGTTGCTTTCACAACCGCTGCCCCTAAATCTTGTGCTTCGTTAGAAAGCTTTGTAGGTTCAGCTGCTACAGCATTCTTTTTTGGAGCATCAGCAACAGTTTCTTGTTCAACTATTGTTTCTGCTTTGACTTCTACTTGTTTTTCTGTAGCCATTTGAGAAATCTCCTTTATATTAATTGCAATTAAAATATCTCTCTTTTAATAATGATATTTATAATTGTTTGATTTTCTATTATAATTTACTTAAAAAATCCTTGAATATATTAGCCTTTTTCTCTGCTAAATCAAGTCTTTTTGTCTTAATTAATTCTTGTTTCCAAGATTCTACATCTTGTTCTATAAGAATACCGTTGTTCCATACCCATTCTTTTGTTTCCATAATGCCTTGTACGAAGGCCTCCGGAGCAGATGGGTCTGCAACTATATCAGCGGCCGTTGCTAAGTAAAAATCTTCTCCTACAAAGTTTTGACCGTTTTTCTGTACTAAGGAACCCATACCTCTTGATGACACGCCTAGTTTAGCGCCTTCATCTATAAGACTTTTTACAATCTTACCGTATGGAGTGTCCATAATTTTTGCTTCACCTATGAAATTTTTTCCTTCTGGATACAACTTCTTAATCATATGTGATACTCTTTCTAAGTTCACAGTTGGTCCTTCTGGATGGCCTAGTTCGCCGAATGCTCTATTTTGATTGATAAATTCTTTGTTATATCTTTTGACTTCTTTCATTAAAACGCCGCTTGGATAAACTCTACCATTACGGTTCTTAATGTCTGATTGTAAGAATATACCCTTAATTGAGTAATTTTTCTTACCGTCTTTTTCTTCTACGATATACGTAGCGTCGTTTATTTCTTCTCTTATAAGTTTCATAGTTCTCTCTCTTACTATTTATAATTATCTAAACTCTATTACTAAAGAATAGTTGTCTCCGTTTGCAAAGTTTTTAGTTGATAACAATACATCACCTGTTGGTGTGGTTGCGTTATTTGGTATTTCATTACCAGCTGTTCTAAAATCAAAAAATCCTTGACCTGAAAGTAGCAATGCTGTTGCGTCTGTTGCACCGTCCCATTTTAATTCAACTGCTGATTTAGCATTAGCTGTATTTACCGAATAATAAATCTTACTGATTTTTCTGTTACCATCTTCAGTCATAAAAGTAGTTGTTGAAGCATCTACTTTTAATACGTCAGTTTCACCTGTGCCATCAGATAGATTTGTTAATTTAATTACAAATTTTACACCTGAAGTATCAGTTATCGTTTGTGTTGTAACTATGTCTGCCATATTAACTTCTTGGTGCTACAGCTGTAGCGCTTACAGCACCACTAGATGATATAGTTTCAGTTGGATCTTTCTCAATTGTTATAACATCTCCTGCTGCGTGTAAATAAACAGTACCTAAAGTATTTGTATCAATGTCTTTTACAGTTATAGTATTTGTTCCAGCAGTTGCTGTGATTCTAACAAAATGAGCTTTACCAATATTATTATTACTAAGTGTACCTGCTATTGCAGTTCCTTTAATAATAAATGTTCCTGAGTATGCCATTTTTCTCCTTTTATAATTTTTTGTTGTTTATAATATAAAACATTTAAATTCCGTAAGTATCTTTAACTGCATTGTAATTCTGAGTTATTTCAGCACCAGACAATGCTTTGTTATACACTCGCATCTGATAAAAAACTGGATAATCAGCTGAATTTGAGTTGTTCATTGTATCTCCTCCAAAACCTATACCGTTATTATTATGCCTTGCTCCAAAATAAAAATCATTTGTGGCAAAGATTGTTTGATTACTAATAGTAGCAGTTGTTCCAATTTGTGAACCATTTAAAAATAGACTAGCTTGTGTGCCATCAATAACAAAAATCCAATGTCTTATAGCATTACTATCAGTTATGGTTACTGTGGTTTCATTATTAGGAATACCATAATATAAATTTGTTGAACTATCCATATATGCTAGATATCCTCCGTTAGTATCAAAAATTTCATTACCCCAAACACTTCCCCAAAATGATGTTGGATTAAATGAAGCAACCACTTCAACTGTTACAGTATTTGAAGCAATATTGTAAGGGACACTAATATAATCCGTACCATTTCCATCTGCATTGTTTAGTCTTATGCCACCACCATTGTTTGACACATACGATGGAGAACCTACAAGTGTTGCATTACGACTATTGCCACTAGAATCAGTCCAAGTGGTTCCAGAGATTGGTGCAGTTTGTAAATTGAATTGCAAACCTGAAGTAACATAAGCTACTGTTAAATCTCCGCCATCTCCTTCACCTGTAGCATATACATTTTGATTTGTAGTTAAAGTTTCATTAACATCTTTTTCAATAACAATAGAATCTCCTGCAGTACCAATTAAAACACTACCAGTTGTATCTCCAACAGCATTTTTTAAAGTAACAGTAGTATTACTTACAGTACTACAAATTCTAACAAAAGAAGCATTACCTACAGTTGAGGAACTTAAAGTTCCATATTCATATGGACTTTTTACAATATATCTGTTATCTGTAAAACTCATTATTTGTTTAATTGTTCTTTTATTTCTTTGTCAAAATATTTTTCAATATCTTCTTTTTTTATATTACGAGATGCCACAACTTTTTCTATGGCTTTATCAAATCTTGTTAACACGTCTGTTTGTTCTGTTTCAATTAATCTATAAATCTCTTTAATCGCTTCTTTCATAACAGGCGTTAATTCTTTATAGGACTTTGAATCCAAAAGATTAGTTTCTCTTAATATATTACTAATCTTGTTTTTCATTTACAACAGGTTCCGTTTTAGGTGCCGGGTTTGCAATTACAGGCTTTGGATCACTGTGTGCTTCTGCTTCAATTTGTCCTTGAAACAATACACCAGCTAATTCTTTTCTTTTTGCCTCTAATGCATCTCCAACTTTATCTCTTAAAGCATCTTTAAATGCTTCACCAGCTTCCGCTGCTTGTCCTAATGACAACTTGTCAATAAAATTTTTAACTTGTTCACTCATATTTTTCTCCTATTATTATATTTATACTAAAGTTTCATTTTTTTTAGGTGTTTCTGTACCACCTAAAGAGTCCATACCTGCAGGTTCATAAGGGCCTTCTTTACTTATTTGTTTATCTATGTCTTTAATCTCTTTTTCAGACTGTTTAAAAACAAATTTTCTAATGTATTCTTGTGAAAAATACTTACCTACATACTTTTCTAAACCATCAGCCAAAGCAACACGTTCTTTTAACATTTCACTTTCTTTTAATTCAGCAAAGTGACCATCTTGTAAAAAGTCATATTGAATATTAGCTTGTATTACAGGCCAATCATCTATAGATATTACACCTTTTAATACTAACTGTGTCTTTAAAAAATCATTAAATAGTTCAGTAAATTTCTTTCTTAATCTTTGAACAAACTTAGTAAACTTTAATTCATCTCTTGTAATTTCTGTAGAACGGCCCATACTAAAACCTGTAGCTGGTTCTAATCTACTTACTGGTACATTTAAAGAACGATAAAGTTTCTTTTGGAAATATTCTATGTCGGCCATTTCTCCTAAATTTTGGCCACCAGGTAGAGTAGTAATATCTGTTCCTCTTCCACCTTCTCTTGTTGGTAACCAATAATCTTCCAACATATTCATATAACTTCTGTCGTCCCTAATTTCTCCTGTGTTGGCATCATAGACAAGTTTATTTCTATAACGTGCCATTACATCTCTTAAATATTGTTCTGCCTTTTGTTTAGGTAGATTACCAACATCTATTTTGAAAATTCTTCTTTCAGGAGCTCTTGCTATACGATAGATAACAACAGCATCTTCAATCATACGTAATTGATTAACTGGTTTAATTGCCTTATGTAAATAAGACAAGATCATATTTTTGTTTTGATCTACTAGACCTGAAGAACAAAATGCAATTGTATCGGCTGCAATTCTTACGCCTGAACCTGATGTTGAACCTGCAACACCTTTTTCATTAAACATAAAGTATTCTTCGTAATCATTTGTAAGAGATAAATCTACAGTGCTTCTCATCTTCTTAAGCTCTCTTACTTTTTTAATTTTTCTAGGATCAATATAACGTAATTCAGTTATACCGTTTTTAGGTGTTTCTCTATCAATAATCTTTTGATAAAATATTCTACCATCTACATACCATCTTTTAAATATCTCAAAACCTTTTGTACTAAAATTCATTAATTTAAGTACGTTTAAAAATTCTTCGTCTATTCTTCTTTTGACTTCGTCACCAAAAGGTATATTTTCTAATGTAACTCTTACAGAATCTTTTTCTTCACTAGAAACAATTGCTTCGTTGCAAATATCTTCTATTGCTTGGTCACATTCTGGATGTAATGAAATTTCTCTATATCGTCTTACAAGGTCGGCTTCGTTCTTAGCCGTGCCTTCCATATCAAGGTACGAACCAAAATACCCTCCAGCAGCGACGGTTGTTGTACCGTCGTCTGCTTGAGGTGTAGTAAAGTTTTGTTTCGGATCTTGCTCTTGTTTTTTACGGGTTATTGAAAACCCAAACAGATCAGCCATAATTTATATTCCTCTACTACTACTTATATAAGTTTTAAGTAGTCGTATTTGTTTCAAAATACTGATAAGCAAAAGTTACAACAAACTGTTCAATCGCTGTTTGTTCGTCATACGTTAAATCAATAGCGCCGATTTCTTTTGGAAAAGCACCTCTTAGTGTATATGATTTAACAGTATTACCGTTTCTATCTAAGTGGTCAATAAATGCGTCCACTTGATAGTCAGCAGGATTTGTTAATCCTTCATTGTCTGTCATGTTGTTGATACCATTCTGCCATCTTTCAAAAGCATTTCTAACTTTGAAGTTTGTATCGTTATAAACTGTAACGGTCCAATCCGCAAATGTTCTATCTCCAGCTATTTTGATTGATCGACCTCTAAACTTAACGTCAACCTCTCCAATAGTCATAGCAGGAATAGATGTAGCTCTACATAAGAAAGCCAGATCTTCTATTTCGCCACCAACTTGAGCGTAACCAGGAAAAGGCATTACTACCTTAAACTGATTGGCACGAGCGCCTCCGCCAGCAAGTTTAGCTTTGAAGTCA